CCCAACTATCAATTTTGCGGAAGGCCAAGCCCCATCATCGCTGAATGATAGTGCGCGTGCCCTCATGGCGGCGGTCGCAGTCAACATCAAGGACACCAATGGCCAAATCACATCTGGCGGCACAATTGCGGCGCTCACCCTAACGACGAATACCGTTTTCCCGAGCGCATCCGCCTTGGTTGGGCAGGCGATCACCTTCATTGCCGGCACAGGCAACGGTGCGGGTGCAACGCTCAATATCGACGGGACCGGCGCGCTTGCGATCTTTATCGATGGTGTCAACGGGGCCGTGCCCGCGAATACCATCACGGCAGGCGGCATCTACACCGTGACGAACACGGGCGGCCTTTATCGGCTGCATTCCGTCTACAACAACCCCTATAATACGGCGCTCGGAAGTATTCTTTGGTCAACGCTTTCGACCGCGCCAAATGCGAACTTCGTTCTTGCAAACGGGCAGTGCCTCTCGACGACGACCTATTCGGTCTACTGGGTTGCGCTCGGGTCTCCGGCTAGCGGGGCGTGCGCTGGCGGGTTTTTTCAAATCATTGACTTGCGCGGTCGCGTTGTCGCCGGATTGGATACGCTCGCCGGAACTGGCGCGGCGGGACGCCTCACGTCGTCTGCGACGGGTTGCGGCACGGCAATGACGACGGTTGGAGCGGTCTGCGCGAACGGCCTTGAGGGCTACTCTCTCACTGCCGCGCAAATTCCATCGATCACAGCGGCAAACGCCAGCGTTTCTCTCAGTGTGAGCACCACCACAAACAACTGGGTTGCGGGCAATACGTCGGATAGCACTGCGGTCAGCGCGGGTGGGGCTGGAACGGCATATACGGTTTCAACGGCCGTTGGCCCTGTCGTTTCCAAGCAGCCGGCATCTGGTAGCGCGACGGGCTCCGTATCGGTGACATCCAACAATACCAGCGGCGCCGTGCATCCTGAGGTGCAGCCGACGATCGGTCTCGTTCCTTTCTTGCGGGTGATTTGATGCTGGTTCAAACCAATCTACGGGTGCACCCAACGGCGGCGGCTCGGAACATTTACTATGAGGCTGCGGCTCCGATCACGGCCAACAATGTGCAGGATGCGATTGAGCAGGCTGCGGCCAGCGGCGGGGCGTCGATAACGCCGACGAACATTGCCATCGGGCAGTCGCCCTACACGGTGCTGGCGGCCGATCGGTATATCCGGGTGGATACATCCGGTGGCAACGTCACCATTAATATGATGCCGTCAGCCGCTCGCAATGGCCTTGATGTTGAAATCAAGAAGGTCACCGCAGATGCTAATTCGGCTTCCGCCGTCCGTAATGGTGGAGAGGACATCGACGGCATCGTGTCATATCCAATCGATTCGCCGCTGCTTGCGGTGAGGTTCATGCCGAGGGCAAATGGCTATGATGTTGTTTAGGAAACTTCGCTCGTCATTGTCTGCACTCGCAACGTCCCTCGCCGTTGCGGGTATGATGCTATCGCCTGTGCTTGCTCAACAGGGTATCCAATTCCCGACAGGAACCATCTACGGCAACGACACGGCGTCAACGCGATCTGGCAAGACAGCCACGATGTCGTCGATGTTCGACCGCGCCTATTGTTCGACGGTCGGCTATGTGATTGCCCGCACCATCGGAACTTGGACGTGCTCGCAGAATATCCCGGTCAAGGCGTCCTATTACGGCGCCATCTGCGACAGCGCGACGACGACATTTGCAGCGAAACTGCAAGATGCCGTAACGGCTGCGCAGAACGCTGGCGGCCTTCCGGTTGAATTGCCGCCGCCTGCCACCGTCGGCGCGAAATGCATTCACACAACCAGCGTGTGGACGAACATCTGGGCTGGCGCTGGCGTCTTGGCCGCGCCTGGAATGGACATCCGTGGCGTCGACCGTGATGTGACCGTGCTCGATACCCGCGTGGTCGGGTATGCGTTCGCGACCAATCCGGATTGGCAGTCGGCTTATAAATCGCTCTACCTTTCGACGGTCGGGGCTGGCGGCGTTCTGGCGTCTGGAACCTACTACGTCCAGATTACAATGACCGACCCGTCCGCCAACGAGGTATTGGTGACATCGGCAGAGCCGTTCACCGTCCCCGCTACGGGTCGGGTGACATTGCCGCTGCAATCGGTCCATACCGGATACTGCTACAACATCTATATTTCCGCTTCTAGCCTGATGACATCCTCAAGTTACGGGAAGATCAGTGGCTCCGATGCAATCTGCTTGGGCGGAAACCAGAGCGTCAATCTGACCGATTTTGGCACGGCTCATGCGGTTCCGACCAATAAGGTCGCGGTCTGGCAGCAAGCCAATTTCGAGAAATTCTCGATCACAAATCCCACCGCAGTAGCGGGGGCAAACTGCCTGAGTATTTTCAAGGTCGCGTATACGACCGTCGACAAGTTCTATTGCTCCAGCGTCGTCGATGGCATCGATATTCTGACCTATTTCGGCGATGCCGATGGCAGTTTCAACGTCAAGATTACCCAATCTAAATTCAACGGCGTGAGCGGATGGGGCATTAACGGCGCTGGCGCGGCGGCGGGCCTGTCCTACCTCTTTGTGGAAAACGTAATCTGCAATCTCTGCGGAACGCTGCCGGCGAACTATTTCCCGCCATCCCTTTATGGCTCTGGATTTGGAATCAGCACGATCTCGCGCGCCAGCCCGAACGTGATGACGACGACGGCTCCGCATACGCTGCAGACCAATGACGAGATTTACATTACCGGCGTCTTTGGCAGCATGACGCAGCTTGTGAACGGCTGGTATCGCGTCAACGTGACTGGGGCATCGACACTCAACCTTGAGGATTTGGTTACCGGAACGATCATCGATACCTCAGGGTTCACGCCATATACGACTGGCGGCGCATTCGCGCTGGCATGGCGTCCTCCGACACAGACGACGGGATCGGGAGGGTTTGCATGGGGCGGCCTTTCCGCAACCTTCAAGCATTCCGGGTGCACACAGGCAAACGGCACATGCTTCTACGCTACCGAGGTTGTCGGGTCGAACAATCTGAAACTGGATAATTTCACGGCCGAAAATACGCTCGGCAAGGGGTATTACATCGGGTCTCTGGCCGGCGGTGAATTCTCCGGCATCGAGGTATTGAGCGCGGTGGCCTATGGCCAGACCCATGCCGGGATGCAACTCGGCACCGGCTTTGCCGCCGGCGGGGTTTCAAACGTCACCGTATCCAGCGCCAAGGTACGGTCGGATGTGACGATTGCCATTGGGTTCGAGCAATTCCGAAACACGAACAATCCCACGGCGTTCACCGATTCAAACCGCGTCCGGAACGTCACTTGGACAACGTACGACCTTGCGGCAACGCAAGAGCGGTTTCGGGCATTTACTTTTGATCCGATCCCGGGCCAAGTTCAGCTTTCGATATCGGCGGTCAATACCGCACAGCTTATCCCCGTTGGATATGGCGGCTGCCTCCCGATTCATCTCAAGGCAACGGGTGAATGGGTTTGCGTTCGTGTCCCGAGCGCGGGTGTCACTCAAGCCGGCATTGGCGGGCTTTCGGCGACCACCACTTATCAACTCTACGCCTACAACTCGGCTGCGACCAATGCGCCATATGCCATTTCGATGGAGGTAAGCGCTACTGGCGTGGCTCTTGATGCCGCTGGATATTATGTGAAATCCAGCGATAGCACGCGGACTTTCGTCGGGCAGGCGAGGACCGATGGCAGCGGAAATTTCCAGACATCTGGAACGCAGAGCACTCTTTTCCCGATCCAGTCCACCGTTCCGATTGTAACGACCGCTGGTGCGGTGTCATGTCCGACATGTGCGGTGACTGGCACCACTATTACCGGAGCATATGGCATCACCGGAGGCGGCGATCTTTCGGCCAACCGAACGTTGGGCGTCAACCTCACTACGGCCGCCAACTCCATCGGCGGCAACGTCGCCATGAACAATACGGCGAACTATTTCGATGGTCCCAGCATGGCGCAGGGCACCACTGGGACATGGTGGGCTTCCGGTACGGTTACTGTCACAGATACTGCGGCGACCGCGAATATCGTTTGCAAGCTTTGGGACGGGACAACCGTAATCGATAGCGGTTCTCTGACCACGGCCACGATTGGCCAAAACGCGACTATGACGCTATCGGGAACGCTGGCCAGTCCGGCCGCGAACATGCGCATGTCGTGCCGGGATATTTCGGCAACCACTGGTCTGATTTTGAGTGGGGCGAGCGGCAACACCAAAGACAGCACAATCACAGGCGTTAGAATTCAATAAAGGGGTTGCATCATGCCAATCGACCGAAAGTTATTTTTTGCAGGCATTCGCCAAAGTCCATTTCCGGGGAAATTGACATCGGGCCAGGTCTCCGGAACGTCGGCCATTCTGGACGAGTGGGAGCGGCGCAATGCGCGGTAAACGCAGCGAGGAATGGGTTGGCGTCAGGCTCGGAAAACTCATTATCACCGAATTCTTGGGTCTGACTTCGTTCGGTCGCGGCCAGTCTGCATATTTCAAATTCAAGTGCGATTGCGGCAATGAGTTTGTAGCACAGAAGTCCAATGTGATTGGAAAAAAGAAAGATTGCGGATGCTCTGAAACTAAATCAGTTGGAACCTCGCCACGCGGGTTTACTCACCATCCGTTGAGCAAAATATGGCGCGCACTCATTTCCAGATGCTATCTAGATACCGATGGCAGTTACCCCGACTACGGCGCGCGAGGCATTTCTGTCTGCGGTCGTTGGATTGATGGCGAGAACGGCCTAACTGGTTTCGAGTGTTTTGTTGACGACATGGGGATGCGTCCAAAGGGTAATTACACCGTCGAACGCATTGAAGTGAACGGAAATTATGAGCCGTCCAATTGCAAATGGCTGCATAAATCTGGGCAGTCAAAGAACCGACGCAACGTTCCTATGATAACAATCGATGGCCGGACAATGTGCATACCAGATTGGTGCCGAGAGACTGGCGTCGGCTATTGGGTCGCTGTCCATCGCATCAAAAGGAAGGGGTGGCCGCCATCGGTCGCCGTTACAATCCCGAACGGAATACATTCGTTCGCGCCAACCGGAGAGCATCAATGACTATTTGGCCGAAAGATAATACAGCCGCGAAGAATGCCTTCTACGGTGATTTTCAGGATAAGGCTTGGGCAAGCCAATATTTGGTTCGAATCCACCCGCAGTTCATCATCTACTATGCCAAGAAGCCGATGCCGGCTGGTGTTCTTCTCAACAAGAAGTGCGCTGCGGCTATGCAGGCTGCATTTGATGAGATTTGGGAAAAGTGCGGTCACGATCAAAAACAGGTCGATAAGGCTGGGGCATCGGATTATGCCGGATGCTTCAATATCCGCAAGATCGCCGGAAGCAACAACTACTCCAACCATTCTTGGGCCTGCGCCATTGACTTATCGCCAGGAACCAACGGCTTCAATATGAAGGGCACACTTAGCCCGATTGTGGTAAACGCCTTCAAGCGGCAAGGCGCTCGATGGGGGGGCGACTACAAAGGCCGCAAGGACCCCATGCATTTCGAATTCGTTTCATCATAGAAAGGGATTATCCGTGAACAGCACACAGTTACAGACAACTTCAGCAACACTTGCCGGCGTGCTTGCCGGCTATGCCGCCGGACACGGCTGGCTTGGGTTGGACTTGGGAGCATGGACCGCCATCATTGCCGGGGGTATCGCGATTTGGCCCGCTATCGTTACGCGGGCTACGTCGCTCAAAAATACGGTGGGCGGCATGAAGAACACTACAGTCGTTACTGACGCGGCGAGTGCTGCGGCACTCCCCGACAACAAGGATGTGATCGCAGCAACTCCGGCGATTGTGGCAGCCATAAAGCAGGCGGCATGACCATGAAACGCATCATCGCAATCACGTTGCTCGGGCTATTCCTCGCCGGCTGTGCCAAAGAGATGGCGCTGCTAGGGACCATCCAGCAAGTCGCCACGGCGACGGTGCCGGCCAGCGTCGTTATCCCTGCCGCCAATGCCTTCGATATCCTCAAAGACACGGCGACGAACTATGCTCGGTACTGCATTCAGGGGAAATTCGTTGACGCGATTTGTTCGGCTGGCAATCGTCGAATTGTCGTCAAGTTCGTCCGCTCCGGCACGTCGGCGCGGGATCAACTGGAGGATAGCGTCCAGAACGGTACGCCTGCGGCGGCATCAATCTATAATGTCCTCGTGGCTGCCGTGCAGGGTCTACAGGGGACGCCTGCCGCGTCGTCGCAATTTGGAGGTGCCAAGTGAAAACAATCACGATGATGGAACTTCGTAAGTCGCCGGGAGAATATGCCTTCCGTGTACGTGCCGATGGGGAGACATTCGTCATCACCTATCAGGGCAAACCTTGCTTCAAGATGGTCCCAATCGACGACACGATAATTGTGCGGTCCGATGGGACAATCAAGGGGCAAAAACCCCTCACCATGGGAATCAATCTTGGCGGCGAATACGGAGCGTTTCAATGAACCCGGAACTCATCATCAGCGCCGTTGGCGGCGTTATCAGCCTCATCAACACCGTTCTGCCGCTGATCCACAAGGGCAGTGCTGGAAGCACCGCAATGGGAACGGTGGTCGATACCATCATCAAGCTTGAGCCGCTGGTGACGGATCAGGTCGGCACGCTCTACACCGGCATCAAGAACATCATTGCATCGGTCAGCGCGCATCCGGCCACGACTGCGGATCAGATGGCGGCGCTTCGTGCGTTTGACAAACAAGTCGACGACGCATGGGCAGCGGTCGAGGGCCAACTGGACCCGGACGCGGCATGACCACGCGCGCCATCACCCATTATCTGGATGGACGCCAGCAGGAATGGGCGCTCAGTGTCGCGCTGGTTCTGGTTGGCGTCGCCATCCTCGTATGGCCCAAGGTGGCGCATGGTAGTATTTTGGCCGTTCTGGTCGGGTCGATTGGCCCGATATTGACTGCGCTTCTATTCGTCATGACGGGACTAGCCGGCATGGCTGCGCTGATTGCCAATGGCAACTCTCTCCGGCTTGGCCCTCACATCCGCTCAATTACCGCGATAGTCCGCATGGTAATTTGGGCATCGTTCACCCTTTCAATGGCCCGCGTATCGATCGAGCAAGGCT